GCCTCCGCTTCAGGCTCCAATGAACGCCTATTCCTAGAAATAGGTGGCATTGGCTCCATATCATATATTCTTGAAAGCGCATCTAAAAAATCCGGATGAATTGTGGGAAATAACAAATACTCATTCCTTCTAACCCAGTCCACCAGATCGTACACTTTTCCTTCCTCGTCCCGTCTTAATATCTTTTTTGAAATAAGATATTCTTGTTTTTTAATTTTATAATCTTTCTGGTGAGACGTTAATCTTTTCTCATCCGTTGGATAAGGAAAGAAAAATGAACCGTCTTTAAGATCGGGCTCAAGTCTTTGAATACGGTCTCTCTTTGATTGAGGCCCACCACCAC